ACAGTTTCTTTTGAAAATTTAATATTATATTCATAATCACCATTTTTTCTGTAAATTAATTTATCAGGTACTAAAGCCAAACCTATAATAATTCTTTTTTCATCATCAATAGATTTAAATTCTATTCTATGATTATTTAAAGCAACCCAATTTTCTTCTGTAGCAGGAAATTTTACTAAACTTAATGCTTCGATTCCATCGTTTTCAGCAGTATCATCAATAAATAATTCTATTGTATCTAATTTAGCCATTGTAAATTTGTTTTATTAATTTTTTTATTATTTAACATTCCACTTAACATAGTATAATTTACTTTACTAAATTCAGATGCTTTACGCATTGATTCAAATATAATACCTGTTTCTATATCTATTATTTTTTTATTGTTTTTACCTAAACAAGAATTACGCATATTTAATTTATAATCTTTATTTTGAGTAAAAGAATAATCTTTTGTGTTTTTATTATAATCAGTTAATCTAACTTTTCTTTTTAATTTTTCTTCATCATTCATATTAGAATATCCTTCGCCACCATCAGTCATATTGACTAATTTTCCAAAATTTAAATCTTTTCTTCCATAATAAGAAATTAAATTTACTTCTATTTCTTTAGCAAATTCATAATCAATATTATTAGTTAAAATTTGAACTTCATATCCATATTTATTAACTGTATTAATCCAATGCTTATTTCTCCCGTGTTTAGAATATGCTCTTTTTTTTGATACTCCTATTCCAATATAAAAAACTTCTCCGCAAGGTTTTAAATGTCTATATACTAAAGCCATAAATTTGTTTGTAATTAAAATAAAAATAAATAAATTTTGTTTTAATTAACCTATACTTGCTGATTGTATTATATTACGATTTAAAGATTGAGCAGTACTTATATCTCCAGCTACAACATAAGTTTTAATAGGTTGTTGTTCTTTTGAACTTATTGTTTGTGCTAATTGATTTGTAGATGAAGCACCTACTACATTAAATTTAGGAACAGATGCACCACTCATACCACCACCAACTGAACCTGCACTACCAGCAGCCCCACCACCAACAGCACTTAATGCTTTTGCAGTTGCAGCTATTGTAGTTGCCACGCCTAATGCAGTTGTAATATTATTCATTGCTATAACAGGAATAGCAGTAACTCCACTTGATGCTATTGCTTGTGGTGTAGCTAATGCACCAATATTAGCAGCATTATTAGCAATAATCATTTTACCTATACCTATAGCATTTTCAGCAATAATAGATGCCTTTTGAATCGCTTTACTTTTACCACCAATTTCTTTTAAAAAATTAACAGCACCTGATGCTAAAGCAAATTGAGCATCTTGTATAGCTTTCTTTTGGTCTTCTTTTGCTTTTTCAATTTTTATTTCTTCATCAGCAATAGCTTTTTTATTAGTAATTAAAGCATTATCTATTTCTTGTTTTTTAATTGCATATTCATTTTCAGCATCTAATTTTGCTTGTGTACCTTGTGCTGCACCATTTATTTTTAATTGTAATCTTTCAAGTTCAATTCTTTTTTCTTCTTCTAAATTTGTTCTTTGATTTTCAAGTTTTTTTAATTCATCATTTTCTAAAGTTTCATTAAATTTCTTTTGCTCTATTGTTAATGTGTTTATATTTTCTAATTTGGTTTGGTCTAATTCATTTAATTCTTTTTTTAATGATACTCTATTAGATTCTTGTTCACTTGTTAGTCCTTCTATTTGTGCTACAACTCCTAATGCATTTGCCTGTGCATTTATTAAAGCAACTTGATTTTCAGTAGATTTATTTAAATTATATGTTGATGCTGCTGCTTCTACTTGTTTAGCAGCCAAAGATTTCATTGCATTTGATTGATTTTCTAAAACTGCTTTTAAATCATCATTTGCTTTTGTTCTGTCTTTAATAGAAAGTAAATCATTATCACGAATCTTTCTTAATTTTTCTGCATCAGCATCATATTTTTCAACTAATTTAGCTTGTTCAGCAGCAGCTATTAAAGCAGAATTTTGTAATTGAACATTTGCTTTAGCTTGTTCGTATGCACCACGAATAGATATTTTAGAAACACCTTCAATAGTTCCTTCAACAACTGCACCAACTTCTTTTATAGCACCACCAATATTAGTTGCTACTTTAATTCCTGCATCTACTGCTGCTTTTCCAACCTCAACAATATTATCTTTTGTTGCTGTAATTCTTTCACTTAATTTTTTTATTACTTTAGGGTCACCATCACCAAAGAAACTTTCTTCCCACGCAAGTTTAGCTTCATCAATAGCTAATGAAATTCCATAGAAAACTAATTTCAAAGGAGTTAATGATAATGTAATCATACCAGAAACAACTTTACCTAAATTATCAAAACCATTAGAAGATTTATTAACCTTTTCAACTACAGAAACTAAAATATTTACTACTTGTGTAAATATATTTGTCATTGTACCCATAACAGCAGAAAAAGTATTAGCTACTTTTTGATTGCTCATAAATACTTCTTGCAATGTAGAAAAAGCAGAAATCAATAATCCAATTCCCAGTGCTTTAATTGCTAAACCTGTAGCTTTAAATCCAGCAGTCATAGATTTTGTGGAAATTTCTACTTTTTCAACATTCTTTTCTACTTTTTTAATTTCTTTAGTAGAATCTTCAAGACCTGAATTTAATTTTTTAACATCTTTAGTTATGTTATCTAAATTGCTTTCTATTTTTAACGTAACTATTTTATTTTCCATTGCCTTTTTATTTGTTCAAAACCTTGTCTCCAAGAAGTTAATAATTTGTATTTTCCTTTCGCTATTTCTATTACTTCGCTTTGTCCGTAATGTTCGTGCAATGCTAATAAATCTAAAATGTGTTTTATCATAATATTCTTAAATCAGTTAATAATTCAAATGATGCCTCGCCTGTTGTTAAATCCGTTGTAAAAGAATTTATAATATATCTTTTATCTCTTATTAGAACTCTATTGTTAAGTTTTAAAGAAGTTAAAATTGAAATAGGTAATATTGCACTAACTTTTACTATTCGTGCTTTATAATCAAATATATTGCCTATGTACTTTGAGTAATAAGTTTCATATAAACTATTCGTTATTAATTGATTTGTTAATGTGCTTTGTTGTTCAGGAAAATTTAAAGAATAAGTATTTGTTCCATCATTATATTCTTGTCCGAATGCTTTATAACTTGTATATGGTGAACCTGCTGGACCACCTAAAACACCAGTAGAAAAATATAAAGTAGTAGTTGTTAAACTTGTTAAAGCAGTTTGATTATAATCATATAAAATTATTGGTTTAGGTGTATACTTTTGTAAATCAGTTTTTAAAGCATAACCTACTTGTAATTTATCTTTTAAGTTATTAAAGTTTAAATCTTCAAATGGTAATTTAACAGTATATTCTTCACCATCATTTGTTGTATCATATAATAGATTTCCATATTCAATATTATTAGCAGAAAGAAAACCTACATTAACTAATGAATCCGATTTCTCATACAAGAAGTTTATTTTCTTATACGATTTCACTCTTGTTAAATTAGTTGCATCTGATTTAATATATTTAGATAAATCAATTATAGAACCTGTAGTATAATAATTTTCTAAAGTATCTATTGTATATGTTATACCATCATTTGAAAAGCAAGTTAGATTAAACATTTTTAAAATGCCACTAAAGAAATCTTCTATTTTAATTTCAGGCATATAATTCTTAATAGCTAAGTTTGGTGCAGTTGTTGTTTGTGATACACTTTTTAAAACATTCATTGTTAAAACTGTAGTATCTATTAATACAGTTGTTAGATTTAATGTAGCACTAAAAGTCATTACTAAAGGTGCTAATATTCTAACTGTATAAACATCACTTGGTAAACCAAAACCAAGACCTGAAACTGTTATAGTTTGTGAACTTGTAGAAGATGTTCTTTGTTGACTTAAAATTTTTATTCCATTTTTATATGTTTCTACATAATAAATTAAACCTGCTACTGTTGAAGTAATATCTAATTTAGCATATTTATCAACCCAAATATCACCCGTTTCTATTGATTGAAAACTTTCATCATCTAAGTCTACAGTATATCCATAATCATTAGAAGTATTATCCCAAGTTACTAAATCAGAAACACCTTTTAAAGAAAATGTTTCAGCGTTCTTTAACCATAAATAAGCAGCATTAAATTTATTATCATTTAAAAATGTACTTGGATTTTCAGTTGTTCCATTAAAACTTACTCCAAATTCTGTTTCTATCATTTTAAAAATAGACTTCAAACGTAATGCAGGAAATAAATCATTATGATAAATAGGAGTTGCAGAATTATTAATATTATATCCTGAACCATAAGCCCAATAATTTAAAGAAGAAATTAAAGGATACATTACATTACCACTTGTAGCAGTTGTAAATATTTTATCTTTTACTATTGTACCATTATGTGATTCATTAAATTCAGTACTATTTAAATCCTTTAAAAACTTACCTGCAAATTTATCTTTTAAGTTGCCTAAGCTACCTATAAAAGTAATTGAATAACTTTGTGCCTGTCCGTTTTTTAAATCACAACTTTCTAATTGAATCTTACCTACTCTAAATGGTATTGTATCTAATTCAATATAAGCATCTGCTTTCTTTAATGTACTAAATTGAGTGTATAAAGAATTTTCATACCAATATTTAAAAATCTTATTATTGTTTTTAGTAGCAGGTACTGTAAACGTTTGGCTATAATCTGATAACGTTTTAGATATATCATTTATGTTTTGAACAGAACTTGTTACACTTATTTTTTCATCATTGAATAATTCTACCCTATCGTATTCTAATGTAGATAAATTCTTTATGTATAAACCTACTACTATCATATAACATTATTTATTAAGTCAAATGAATATTCAAAATCTATTTCAAAGTTTATGTTTCTATCTAACAAATCAGTCTTATATGTAAATGATTGTGTTTTAACTTTTGCAGGTTTATTATCTAATAAAATAGTTTCACTTAAAAGTAAATCTTGAATCAATTCATTATAAGATTCGTAAACCCAACCTGTATTACATTTAATAGTTTTATTTCCATTTATATTAAATACTTTGCTTTGCCCTCTGTATACGTTATAATCAACCGCATCAGGAAACAAATTATAATCTGAACCCTTTACATTTATTGAATTACTTTGTGCTTTAAAGAACGTTAAAAACTGCCACCCACCTGATGAATTTATAAATGCACATTCTACAGGAGTATATTTACATTCTTCAATTTTGTTTACATTTATTCTTAATATATCACCATCTTCTTCTACGATTAAACTTGAAACTAAATACGGTTCATAGTTATAATACAACGGTACTTTATAATTAAATACTTCTGAAGCACCTGCAGTTATAATAGTTTGTGTTACTAAATTAGTTCCTGCTGCATTGTAATATGAAACAGTCCAATCATAATCAGGATTTCTTTCTAACAATAAATTGAAATATGGAATATTAGTATTTGAATATTTATAATCAACCTTCAAATCTGGATTAACTAATTCTAGATAATTACTTACAACTGATTCATTATATCCATCTACATATTCTGTAAATCCTTGAACTCCTACATATGTTGTAGTGTCTAATAAAGTATAAGTAGAACCTATTAATTTATATCTTTTAACTTTACAAAAGCACCAAGCATTGTTATTTTCTATTGTAGGTGTAACTACTTTAACAGGATTTATAACATCTATAAATTCTTTTATATAGTTTGATATGTTCCAGGTTAGTTTTCTTTGTGTAGTACTTGGAATTAATTTAGTTAATGTATAGGTAGGTGATGCAGGTTCTGTTGTTCCTTTGTGCCACAAGAACACTTCTATCTTACCACCTATTTGCGATGCTTCATCTACTGTTATAAAATAAGGACTTCTGCTTTTTATTATATTCATTTTAAATCTTTTAAATTATAATCTACTATTGTTTCTATATCTTGTCCAAATGCTTTTAATAAATCAACATCAATATATTTTTTATATCCTGCTTCAAATGGTTTAGTAAAGAATAAACTTGGTTTAATTCCTTTGTGAAATATTGAACGAGTAATTAAATAAGCTGTTGAATCATAACTTAAAAATCTACCAGACTTTCTATCGCGAAATTGGAATCCTTTTTGTTTAACCCATTGATTAATTCCTTTTGTTAAACCACCTTTTTTACCTGTACCTGAACCAAACTTATAAGGACTATCAGGTGCTTTATTAGAACTTGTTTTACCTTTAACACCTAAATCTACAAATGTTCCATAATCTGCCATTTGAAAGCCTACAATAGTATAATTGTTTTCAGTTACTACTTCACCTTTTAAACTATTATATAATTCTTTAGAACTATTCTTACCACTTTTAGATAGATTACTTCTTGATTGTTGTATAACATAATCCCTAAAACGCTTAATAGTCTTTTCTACTTCTAACATTTAGTCATTGAATTTTGAATTGCAATATCAAATGTGTATGTAACACCTGCTATTTTATTTTCAAATCTTTCTGTAAAAAATTCTATTGATGCAGAACCATTTACTAATTCATAATCATCACTTAACGAACCTCTATTTAATACTTCTAAAAATCTATTTGCAACTGCTAATTGTGTATTTAAAACATCTTGTTCGTTATCATTGCCTATAAATATATCTGTAGTTAAATCTTTAGACTCATCTACAATATCCATACTTAAAATAGATATATTATAATTCAATACAGGACCTTGATATGAAACTGAATTAACTATAATATGACTCAAAGGAAATATAGTTTGTTTGTTTAAATCAACTTTAAATATATCACCAGTAGTAACTGTATTTACAAAAATATCTTCTTGTAATTGATTCTTAATTGCTTGTGTTATTCCGTAAAATGTACTCATTATCTTTTCTTTATTAAATCTGATTCTATTTGATTCTTTTGTTTTTCAAATGTTAAATATGTTAAACATTGGTTAATTGGTAATTCGGTAATTCTATCAAAGTCGATAATGTTTCCTTTAGCAAGAGCATAGATTGAACTATACCAGCCCCACCTTTTTCCAAACTGGCTTGTTGCAGAATATTCTGTATCTCCTTGTTGTTCTCCAAATAAGTCATCGTACTTTTCAATAGTTCGTTGCCTAAAGTGTAAAAAAAAACATTAGCACCAAATACAACATCCAATGGTGCGTGCTTCATTACGTCTGAATATGTTATTGAACCATTATACTTTTCAATCTCATACGTGCCATTTAAGCCATTCTTTTTAATTGGTCTATATAATACTGCCATTGCTTTATGCATCTGTTCCCAATCGTTTATATACGTGTCTAAATCTGTATATTCACCAAAGGTCATATCATCTAAGTTAGGTATAAACCCAAATTCAACACCACCCATTTTAAATCTATTTATAAACCTGTGTGATTTAATATCAAACATTCTACTAAGTGATTCAGTAATTTCTATTACTTCTTTATATCTTATTTCTGCTACTTCTTTTAAGTCTATACCACAAAACGTTTGTACCATTTTCTGATGTAGAAATTCTTCATCTGTATTATCTTTAGCTATCTTTAAAAATGCTTGATACTGTGATAACTTAATTTCTTTTAATTCTGTAGGTATGCTAATTTCTAACTTCATATTATTGTTTTTGATAATAATAAAATAAAGTTATAATTGTATTAAACAAAAAAAAGCAACCATTTCTGATTGCTTAATTTAGTTTCTAATGGATTATAAGTTCCAACGCTTTACACAGCTTAACTAATTTCTGTTGTGTATATTTTAAAAAAATTAGTAGTACTATATTTATGTGTAAATATTTCTAATGCTACTTGAACACTTGTACAAGTTATTATCTCTTGTTCAAAATCTTTTTCATCGCCATTACTATAACGATACCAGCCTTCAACTTTAAATGTTTTCATATTTTTTGTTTTTAATTATAAGCAAATATAATCATTATGTTTTAAATAAAATACATTTAACAAATATTTAACTATTCAAATAAGCTGAAGCTATTAAATACATTTGCTGCATCTTTTTAATTTCGCCTATATTTATTGGTAAGTTAATCATTACTTCTACATTCTTAACGTGATGTAAGTAACATTGTATCGTGGCAATCATTTGTCCGTAGCTCATAATTAATATATAAAATAGTTTCCTTTATTTGGATTTTCTAATTGGCTCATAATAGCATAACGCATTGCATCTATTGCGTGGTCTGCTCCACAAGGTTTATTTAATTTGTTTCCAGTTTTATCAGTTATCCAAATGTAGTTTCTTAATTCGTTTATTAAGTTCTTACTTCTTGATGTAACATAAACTTTATTTTGATTGATTAAATTAAGACCATATACAATACTATCTTTACCTTTTGATACAGGTAGTATACTATGTCCATAAGTATTCAATTCAGCTATTGATTTTGGTTCAGCACTATCAGCATATATTAATGTATCTATTTCATTTGCTTTTAACAAATTAGATATTTCACTATTCAATAAACCTTTCTTATAAATCAATTCATCAAATATATAAGCATCGTTATATTTATACATAGCTACTAAAGAAGTAGGGTCATTACTATAACCAAAATCCATTCCATAACACAATATTCTTGCATCTGTTGGCATATCTATTTCATTCCAATCAGTTATACATACTCCTTCTAAAGAACCTGTTTGTCCAAGTCCATATACTTGCCACCAATTAGCCCAATATGTAGATGTTAAACCTTTAACCTTTGCTGATTCTATTTCTTTTATTATAGTATCTGATAGTGCTTCATTATCTAAATACGTTAAAGTAATAAAGTCTACATTGTCTTGTGTTAATATTTCTTTGTCTACCCAAAATGAAGATGCTGGATTATAATCTAGCCATATATCGCCTGATGTTCTAATTGCCATTTGATAATAAGAATCAAAGTCTATATTATTACACTCATTAACGTATAATATGTTTCTTCTTGCACCTCTTAATTTGTCAGGTTGGTCAACACTAAAGAATTCAATATAACTTCCATTTGCAAATGTATATTTTAAAGTACTCTTATTAAAATTAGCATCTGTATATCTACCAAGTGCCATTATAATCTTTAAGAAGTCTTTTAATGCTCCTCTACGCAAATGTGGTATACTTTCAGATACAACACTTATTTCAAGCATAGGTTCTTTTATTGCTTTATCAATTAACAAAGGTAGAATACCAAAAGTTTTACCTGCTGATGTTCCACCTCTAATAACTTTAATACGTTGCTTTAAACGCAATAACTTTTTAATTGCAGTAGTTACTATAAATTCCATATAATAGTGTCTTAAACTAAGTCTAAATCATCTATATTAAATATAGGTTGCTCATTCGTTACAGTTATATCTTTTGTTTCTCTTGGCTTACCTGCGTAATAGTTATAAAACAATTGAGTAAATTTAAAGTCGCCTTTCTCTAATCCTTTTTCTAATGCTTCAAATGCTAAAGGTTCTAATGCAGATAATTTCTCAATCAGCTTAACTTCTTCTGATTTTGATTTACGTCCAGCATTTTCTCTTTTACCACCGTAATTAGTTTTATTTTCCATCTTGAAATAATTTGATTATTCAATTTAAAAATAAACATTTTTGTTTATTGTTTATATCAGTTCGTCAATTTCTATATTATGATGTTGTAATAGTTCGTATATTTTATCAAAGACTATTTCTATACCATCTTGTTGAAACTGTGATGTAATAGAATCGTTTAGTTGATTGATTAAACCTTTTTTTGTGTTATATACCAATTCAAATATAAAGTTCGCCATATCCATTGCTTTAACTGTAGCAAGGTATTCTGTATTATCTTCAGGTAGATTAAATTCTAATATTGCTTTCATTTTGTTTTTGGTTTACAGTTATCACAGTATAATTCTTTTGTTAATCCTGTAGATATTATTACACTACAGGTATTACATAATGTTGCACCTCTACCGTTGTTTAGTTTATGTATTGGTTTCATTCTTCATCTGTTTTAGGTCCACAATCACAATATGAAGTGTGACCGCAATAACATTTAGTTTTTATTTCCCAATAGTAATCACATTCTAATCCATTGTTAGGTGGTTTACAAAAATATGATTGTCTATATTCGCTTGGTTCTGCTTTATATCTGTAACACGTTGAACTTAGTTCGCAGTTGTTACCACTACACATTGTTATATCTGGCATCTTATTTGTTTTTATAAAGTTTACTTAATTCTTTTGATACTTCTTTCCAGTGTTCTGTTTGTTGCATTGTTCCTGATACTAATGTTCTATTGTATTCTATTGGGTATTTATCAAATAATATCTTTGCTCTTTCTTTTGCAGATATGTAACCTTGTTTAAGTTTCATATAGTTTTCTGCTCTTTCTTTTGGTGTCATAAGTTTTTAATTATAATTATAAATCCAGTTATTAATATTATTACTGCTATCCAAGCTGTTACTTCTACTACTATTTTTTCTTGTTTGTTTGTCATAGTTTTATGTTTTTATTCATTCTATAAAATGCTTGTAGTCTATCGTTTATTATTTCATACTGCATTGTTCCGTTTGTTTCTTCTAAAAGGTTATTTAAGTTTTCTATTATTTCATAGTTATATTTTTTTGTTTGTTGTTGTTTCTTTAGTTCGTTTTTTAGTTCGTTGTTGTTAAATCTTAATGTGTTTATTTGTTGCTGTAATGCTTCTGTTTCTGTTAATTCTTCTATTTGTTTGTCTACTTCTATAAAGTGACTTAAAATAGTATCTTTAATTGCTTTTAAGTCTTTATTATCTTTACTGTATACTTCATACATTTTTAAAGCGTGTATGATTGTAGCGTGATTTAAATCTATTGTTTCTCCTATTGACTGTAATGTTTTATGTGGCTTTAATTGTTTTAGTATTGTGCAGTATAAACTTCTTATTTCAACTGTATTTTTCTTTCTTGTTTTTATGTTTATATCTTCGCCTGTTTCTTGTAGTATTATTTCTTTTAATCTTTCTGTTATTTCCATTTTAGTATTTCTGTTATTGGGATTAATATTGCTTTTGATGTGTTATTATCTCCCATTGTTTTTATGTTTCCTTTCTTGTAGTATTCCCTGCATATTTCTTTTAATCTTTTTTCTTTTATTATTATAATTATTTCATCTTTATAATCACCTGAAAATATTATAGCCCAGTAGTCCGCTTGTGATTTTGCTATTCCTGATGGTTTATTCCTGCTTTCATATTCGATTGCTATGTTACCACTTTTATATATCCAGCTATCACGTTTAACTTCTATTGTTTTTAAAGTAAGTATTTCGTTTAATAGTTGTTCACCTATCTGACCTACTTTTAAATCATATTTAAAGTCATTACAGTATTCCATCTATTCTGTTTTTAGTTTTAATAAGTTCCAACATTCAACATATCTTTGTCTTGCTTTTCCTTTGTGTATTGTTTTAAATAATTGATATATCTTTTTAGTATATTCATATTTAGTTTTGCATTCTGCTAAATACTTTTCTGCATACTTTTTTCCATAACCTTTGCAGTAGTTTACATTGTCAGCAGTATCACCTATTATCATTTGTTCATAGAAATTATACAATGCTTCTTCTTCAGATATATCATAAATACATTTATGCTTTGCGTGATAGTTATACATCAAACAAGGGAATTGTTTATAGTCTTTATCTATTGAAACTATTATTACATTGTCTCTGCCTATTGTATTTGATAACTCATACCAGTATTTAGCTACAACATCGTCAGTTTCACATCCGTAACCATAAATAGAATTATATTGTTCTTTTACAAATGTATGCATTTCATTTAACAATGGTGGTAAATTATTGTAATCTCTATTTGCTTTATACTTTGGTGATATGTATTTTCTAAAATTACCTTTAGAACCTGAAAATGTTTTGACTTCATTTATTTCGTAAAAATCTTCCAAGTGATTTATAATAGACATAAACACCTCATCAAATTTAGCAATTGAATCTTCTATGTTATGGTGGAATCCATCATCTTCTATTGTTTCTCTTTTCTTGTAGCAGCTTGAAAATATCAAGCTATCTGCATCAAATAATACTATCATTAATTTACGTTTTGATTGTTAATTATTAACTTTAAAATATGATTGTAAACGCTTAATTCACGTTCTGTACT